ATATCAAGATGCAGATGATTGCGGATTTTTAATATTGGAAAAAAAATAAAATATGGAAAACTTAATATCCAAAGAATATATTGGAAAATTAAAACAATTACACAAAAATAAACCTAGCTTTGGCAGCAAAAGTCATGTGCCAGAATTATTAAAAAAATGCTTAGATTCACATAGCATTCAGACAGCGTTGGACTATGGCTGTGGCAAAGGCAACGTGATGAATGAAATCAAAACACTCTATCCAAACACACAATTGCAAGGTTATGATCCAGCGGTAGATGCTCATAGTGCTTTACCCAATCAAATTTTTGATTTACTGTACAGCACTGATGTACTGGAACATGTGGAACCAAATCAAATTGATGCTACTATAATTAACCTAGCTCAACTCACTGATAAAGTCATGTATCATCTAATAGCATGCTATCCAGCAAAAAAGTTTTTACCAGATGGTAGAAACGCTCACTTGATTATAGAAAAGCCCGAATACTGGCGTAATAAATTTAAAACAATATTGGACTGGAAATTATTGGATGAAAAAATAAATGATTACTCTTTCCAGAGTAAAAAAGGACCTATTATAAACGTGCTAACCTACGAAGTGATTTTACAAAAATAATTTTACGACCAATAGTTTGTATTTTTTCTTTTGACAATCAAATCTCTTTGAGAGCTCTTGCCTACCGTTTTGCGATTACCTTTAAGATGATCCAAATATTCTCCCCATTCTGTATTGATCAATGGATGTCCTTCATCTTTGATAATTCCTTGAGCCCAATCATTCCAACGCCATTCAGGATGTCTATTTTTAATTTCTTTTCTTACTTCATCAAACACCCAACAGTCATTCCACTCTTTCATGGTAAAAATTCTAGCTGTGTCGTAAGCGTTTTGAAATTCTTTTAAGAAAGTATTTGTGATAGAACTTTTTAAATTCATAGCGTATAATCCGCATTCGGTAAATTTATTTGGTCTTCCTAAAAAACACAGATCACTATTGTTGATCATTCTGTCTATAAAATCGTGTTGAATAGGACTGTGACAGTAAGTATCCGCATCCATCCAAAATAAAACATCTGAATTGCAAATTTGTGCAGCATGACAAACACTGTACACTTTATGACTAAATCTTATAGCGTTCCAACGAAATCCAATACCAGGTTGTTTGCCTCGTTTTCCAGGAGGTCCCATAGGGACCAATCCTTTTGCTTTGGGATCATTTTTCCATTTGTTTTTAAATGTAACCAACGCTGGTATCTCTGCGTGCAGATTTTTCACTATTACATTTGAAGCATTTGTTTCTACCTGACAATCTTCTGCAAAGACAAATAAATTAATGTCAGCAGGCCAAGTTTTTACAAATGAATCAATCATACGAGCAGCATATTTGCTGTAACCTTCCGCATTGAATGTGGTTATGACTGATTTTTTATTTGTCATGTTGAAGCCTTTGAATATCCGCTTCAATCATCATCTGGACCAAATTATCAAATGAAGTGCGAGGTTTCCAACCTAAAACTTTTTCAGCTTTGGCATAGTCTCCGCACAGACTGTGCAGTTCAGCAGGACGTTTAAATTTTGGGTCAGTATCCACGTGTTTTTGCCAGTCACTGATGCCTGCTGCTGCAAATGATTTTTCCAACAGCTCTCTGATTGTGTGTTGCTCTCCTGTAGCGATTACAAAATCATCTGGTTGTGGTTGTTGCAACATTAACCACATGGCCTCCACATAGTCTCCTGCAAATCCCCAATCTCTTTTGGCATCCAAATTACCCAATGTAACTTTATCTTTTAATCCAAGTTTTATTCTTGCCACACCATCGGTAACTTTTCTAGTGACAAATTCTTTGCCTCTGATGGGAGACTCGTGATTGAACAGTATGCCACTGCAAGCAAATAAACTGTAGCTTTCTCTAAAATTCCTTGTGATCCAATGTGCATACAATTTTGCCACTCCGTATGGTGATCTTGGTTGAAATGGTGTTAGTTCATTCTGTTTGGATCCATCACCATTACCGTACATTTCACTAGTGCTGGCTTGATAAAATTTTGTTTCTGCACTGTGCATTTTGATGGCATTCAAAATGTTCAAGACCCCTACGGCGTTCACTTCTGTGGTGACCTTGTTCAATTCCCAGCTGCTGCCCACAAAACTTTGTGCTGCCAAGTTGTAGAACTCGTTGGGTTTGATGGTTTTCACCAGATGATTGATGTTGCTGTCATCGGTGATGTCACCAATTATAAGATCCACGTCATTTTCAATTTTTAAAAATTTTAGATTTTCTAAGTTTATATTAGAATAACGCTTGACCAAACCATACACATGATATCCTTCCTCCAACAATAATTTTGCAAGATAAGGCCCATCCTGTCCGGTCATGCCTGTAACGAAAGCAATTTTTTTCATAAATCTCCTAATATATTTTTAACATGTTCACAAGATAATCCTTCCAAACATTGTTGTAGGGACACTCCCTATACTCTTTGAACCAAGGTCCTCCCTCGGTGTAGTGCAACACTTTAGGTGAGCCATCTTGGGGTTCCTTGTACCAACCCACAAGCCAATTCCAGCTGTGATCCACACTGCCTATCTCCTCATCTTTGAGCCAACTGAATCTGTGTAGGTACTGTCCGGTTTGCTTGTTGACCAATTCAGGCGTTACCACTCTGTTGCTGGGATGAGCACAGTTCCACAGTATCATGGAACTCCAATTCTTTCTAGGATAAGGCATCTGTTTCTGATTGTCCATCTTCACTCCTGGTGGTGGGGTGTAGTCGTGTTTGACCACCATCACCGCATAGCGATCATCTGCCTGAGCAAACAGATCGGCCACATCGGCCATCCACACAAAATCGCAATCACAGAACACCGCCCAACCGTTGTAGTTGGTCATGTAAGGTATGAGAAATCTGCTGAAGGTGAACTCGGTGGTGCTGAGAGGATCCACTGGTCGTGTGTATAATCCTGCCTCACGCAGTTCTTTCATTTTTAATGGTAACACTTCAGCTCTGGATTGATGCAGTTTGATTGAGTGCTCACACACCTGATATGTGATGTCTTCTCTGGTATCATAACCTATAAATATCTTCATAAGAACTTTGAATAAAACTATTTATGTGCCCAGTAAATGTTAAATACTAATATGAATAATGGAAATTGGGTAAATGTATTTGCCAACAAATACAGTCAATTATTAGATATCAGAACATCTGGAGCACGGAGAGGACTCAAAGAAGGCATCTATCAGCGCAGCAAAGGATTTCAAATCATATTTGAAACTATGTTCCAAAAAAAAAATCAAAATTTTAATATTATAGAAACAGGCACCTTACGTAAACCCAATAATTGGAAAGATGGCAACAGTGGATTCCTATTTGCAGAGTTGACAAAAATGCATGGGGGATTGGTAAAGTCTGTGGACATTAATCAGAAAGCTGTCGATACCGCAAATAATTTTGTAAGTTCAAAACATTACACGGCGTATTGCAGTGACAGTGTCAAATGGTTAAAACAACAAACTGATTTAGATCAAATAGATCTTTTTTATCTAGACAGTTATGATGTAGACTGGTCTGATGACGAACCCAGTGCTACTCATCATCTCAATGAATTTACAGTGATTGAGCCATTCTTAAACAATGGTATGATAGTTGCTATTGACGATAATAGTTTTTTAACTTCGGGCAAACGCACTGGCAAAGGCAGAAAAATTTTTGAATATTTAGAAAAAAAATCAGTATTTCCTATGTATGACGAGTATCAAATAATTTACAAATTTTAATATGATAATAGACACAACTCTTTTTAATGATGAATTTGATATGTTAGATATACATCTTTCTATTTCAGAAAACTATGTTGATCACTGGATTATTTTAGAAGCAAACAGAACTTTTAGCGGTATACTTAAACCGTATAATTTAAAAAATAATTTTAAAAAATACAAAGAAAAATACGTCAATAAAATAGAAATAGTTAATTTAGAATTGAATGAAACACAAACAAATTTAATTTGTGAAACAATGATGCGACAAGGATTAGCAAGTGCTTTAAAAAAATTTGATAACGAAGATATAGTAATTCACGGAGATCTTGATGAAATCATAGATCCAACTAAATGGAATCAGATTATAGAATTAATGGATAAAAATAATTGTCCTGTATCATGTGGATTTGAAATGTATTTTTATAAATTTGATCAAAAAGCTGGTCGTAATTGGAAGGGTAGCGTAGTGGCTAGAAAAAGAATGTTTGAAACTCCCCATGGTTTGTACAAAGGAAGCGAACAAATGGGGATTAAAATTAAAAATAGAGTGAATGCTGTTGCTACTAAGAACCCTGTAGGATGGCATTGGACTTGGATGGGTGGAGATGAAATAATTAAAAACAAAGTAATAAGTTGTATTGAAAGTCAACACAGAGATCCTGATCAAGTATTAGCAGCGTTTAAAAATAAAGATACCACTACTGCAGTTAATCACAAAAGTGCTTCAGAAATTGTAAAGCCAGTTTATCCAGATATTGTGATGAACGTATTAAAAAAATATCCTTTTTATTGGCACAATTTAAGCTAGTTTATTTTTTTACTAACCAACAGCGGCCACTTCTATTAACTTTGATTTTTTTTGGACCAAAAAAATCCCAAACGGCTTTTTGCACTCCTGGCCATCCTTTGGTGTAGTCATCTCCACCAAAATATGAATCTGGTTTAATTTTGGGCCACCAGGCATTTAAATCTTTAGTGACACATTCATACGTATGTCCTGCGTCAACGTAGCAAAAATCAACGGAATCGTTATCGAATTGATTTGCTGCGTCCCAACTGTTTGATTCAATAATTTTTATTTTATCAATAATTGGTTGAATGTTTTTGTAAAAAATTTCTTTTATATTTTTTGTGTTTTTATTATTTTTTAGTTCTTCACCTCCACACCAAGTATCTACAGCATAAAATTTTCCCAGTGCATTTTTCTTTAATAATTCTACTACGCAATACGCTACAGATTTTCCTGTCCACGATCCTAACTCGACCCATGTTCCTTTAAGAGGAAAATTTTTTAAAACTATATCAAGAAAAATAGTATTTTTATGATTCATAAAGCCGTCAATATTTTGATAAAAATGATCCATACTATATTTTTATTTACTTTTTGTATATTCTTTTTTGCTTCCTTTGGCCTTATAATGTTTCAAATACATGCCTAATTCAGTGTGTGGCAGTGGTGTTTTAAAACCTTTATCTAATTTCTCACACAAATCATATTTAGGAGCCTTTAATTTTTCAAGCACATATCCATACACGTCATTGTCATAGAATCTTCTTAAATGCTTATAATCTTTTTCTACATAATGACGTTTATATTCTGTTTTAAAATTGTTAAACAATGTGTGTTGAGTGTTAATCGCGAAGAACCCTGTTTCAGGCACAAACCATAGTCCAGGATTACCAGATTTATCTGCATAATAGAACACTCCTAAATGAGTACTGAGTGCATTCATAGGTAAAATATTTAACAATACAGATTTTGGCAATTCTTGTAAGGTTATAACATCTGCATCCAACCATATGATTCTATCAGCTGTGGAATTTTCCATAGCATGAATAAAAGTAAATGCTTTTTTTGCAAATTTTTTTACCTGTTTTTCTGAAGTTTTTTGAAATTCAAAATATTCTTTACATAAATTATCAAATGATATTTGTTTGATTCGAGGATGTTCAGGCATGACAAATTCTTCTGTATAACAGGTAAGATCATATTCTTTTGGCCAATATTTTAACCAAGAATTGACACAATCCTTACCTATAAGATCATAATAATTTTGATTGAAGCTTGTGATAATTTTTAATTTCATATATATCTCTTAAAAAAACTCCAAGCTTCACCAGATCGCAATTCTTCAAAATTCCAATGACACATGGCTAATTTTTCAATCCATTGTTGTCTTTCATGTAATGCAGGATTTTCAATCTGATTCAGATCCATATTGGCCACTGGGTAACTTTGACTGTGAAGGGGTTCAGGATCTGTGATAAATGCTGGCACACCTTCAATTATACTGGCCACGCTGGGAGAACTGTTGTACACCACTGTGGTCCAAGCATTCTGCAGATCATCTAACAAATTTGGTTTATTGCTCAATGCAACATTTTTGTATTTTAATTTTAAAATACGCATAATTTTTTTATCGCCTGGATGTGTCCTTACCACAATAGGTCTATTAGAAATCTGTTGGATTTTTCTAACAGTGGTATCTAACCAATCGATCACACTTAATCCAGCCATGCTCCATCCACCATTGCGTTGCAAACAGATAAGAATGTGATTGCCTTGTGTTCTATAAGGCTTAATTGAAATATTCATATTCTTGCTTATTTTGATCCATCTATCAGGATTCACTACAGTATCAAAGTAAAATCCTGTGGTGGGAAATACTCCATCAAAACTGTATCTCAAATAGTGATGAGGATTTGTTTTATCCATGTATAAGAACAAGTTACTATCAGCAATCAGTGTTCTTTTATTGTTTTGTTTTTGATAATCTAATATTTTTTGTCTTAAATCTAAGTGAGGAAGATGTTTGCCATCCTTATGTACATATCCCATGATGCAGGCCACGTCACACGGAACGCAATTGAATCCTTTGTGTAAAATGCCTGTGTCTCCTGATGCATTCACTCCTTGAAAAAAAAAATTTAGTATGTTGGATTTTTCTTCACTTTTGTTATGAGGAGGCAAAATATTTAGATATGAAACTGCGGTCAGTTTAGACATGATATTTCCTCAAAATTTTTATTGCTGTGCCATCATACAGTTCATCCCCGGTGAATTGACTGTAACTCACAGCGCACAGCCAGCGAGCTAGATGTGGCCTGGCTAGATTGTTTATGTCGGACAGTTTGCTGCGCGACACCGGAGTTGTGACGTGACGATCCAATGTGATCACAGGAATTCCACACCAAATGGCCTCTGTGGCAGCATTGGAATTGATACTGACCACACAGTAATAATTTTCATTGCGCAGTTCTTCCACAAGGCTGGTGCGTATCTTTTTTTCAGCTTTTTCTCTGAACACAATTTTCTTGTCTGTGTATTTTTTTAATTCACGCTCCACATCATATTTCCAAGTTTTAATATCCACATGGAATATGCTGGCAGCAAATGGACCTGGTTCTATGATCAATATTTTTTCACCTGATTCACGCCAAGGTTGGGGAAAACTTGGAAAGTTGGCCAGTCTATCCACAGGTGCTTCAAACATCTGATCATGATGTATGTGATTACGCACCAGTCTGTGCCATTTTTTCCTAGATTCTAGAAAGTTAGTGTAGCCGCTGTCTATGAACCACATAGGATATTTTTTATCAATTTTTTCTGTTAGCAATTGTTCATTACCTGTGGTATTTCTAATTAAACAGTCTTCAGAGTAATTGGTAAAATTTTGTCTGCGCACATATTCTGCTTGAGGATCTATGGTGTCGCCGGTGCCCTTTACAAAATATTTGAATTTGCTTTGTCTGTATAAATCCATCACACGTTGTTCCCCCAGTGCTGAGATTATATGATCAATGTTTTTGTGTATTAGATCAAAATACTGTGCTCGGCGCAAGTCCATTATTTCCCATATTTTTCCCACGTATTTGCTCAATTCTTTGTATAAAACTTTTTCAAATTTGCCTTTCCACTTGCCCCAAGTCCATTTAGAACTGTTGGCTTTTACCATGTTTTCAGCCTCACCAGAACTGCGTAATTTGGCCAACCAGCGTCTATAGTGTCTGATTTCTTGCTTGATTGTCTTGAGCTGCTTGCTACTCTCACTCTGATCATACTCTACCTTGCCTCGAGCGATTTCATAATGATTGATGAGACTGCAGAGGAAGTGTGCCAATTCTTTATTGTTGATTAATAATTTCATGATTCCAGTGTGCTGTGTTATTTACACTGGGGACTGATTTGAAAAAATGTTTTTGGTTGATTAGATGCTGGCGTCTTCCATGCCGGCCACACGCAGTTTCACTATGTTGGTCATCTGCCATTGTTTTTGGTCTAGTCCTTTGCAGACACCCAACCATTTGTTGCGCATCAGTGCAAAGTCATTGATGATCTTCTCATAGTCCACCACGTCTGCCTCACCGTCCACATATTTTTCCACTTCCCTGCTGGTGAGCGCCCTGTTGTAGTTTTCGAAATATTTTTTAAAGTATGAGCTGCGCAGTCTGCGCAATTCGATGTTGAGATACTCCAGCACTGCTTCCAGTTCCTGCAGTTGATTGAATCTGTGTTCCACGATGCCTGGCATTTCTGCTGCCTGCTTCTCCACGTTGCCCCTGATCTTTATTTCCAGTTTGGCTTCCTGCAATTGATGTTCGAAATACTCTAAAGCTTCAGGAATAGCGCTGATGTCTTTGGATATCTTTTGATACCATCCAGACATTATTGATCCTCTTCTTCTTCTATATCCAAGTAGTACACGATGGCTTTGTCCAGGTCTTGATCATTGCCCATGCATTCCTTGAAAGTGTCATCTTCCACACCGTAGTCGGCGCACATTTCCACATACTTCTCGGCCACCACTTCGATCTGTTTCTTGTCGATGTATTCTTTGAAAAATTGCCAAGTTTCTATCAGTTGACTGGCGTCTTGCATTATTTTTTCTCTTCTTTCACTGTTTCTGCTTGTGTTTCGGACTTGGGTTTGATCTTATGATATTCTTTCATAACAAGATCCAACTTTTCACCTGTCCAACCTTTTCTATACTCTAGATGTTCTACACCTTTAAGGTCCACATATTTAAGTCTGTTGCCAGACTGTGTGAGTATGCCTTCTTTTTCAAACAGCTCCACCAATCCACTGTAGGGATCCATGCCAGTCTCATAAGGAATCTTAACTTGCACAGTCTCGAAAGGCTTGGCAAATCTTGTTTTCATGATCTTGCAGGCCGCCCTGATGCCTTTGACGTCTGTGGTCTTATTGCCTTCCTCGTCCTCTTTTAATTTCAATTTTTTCATTGCCACCACAACCGAACTGGCGTACACAAATCCTTGGCCTCCTGATATTTTATCATCTGGATCAAACATGTCCTGTGAAGCATACGTGTGGTTGGTTGCTACCAATCCCACGTTCCAACTGCCGAACATGTTCACGCAGTTGCGCACCAATGCTGTGAGTGCTTTAGGTTTACGACCCATGTCGCCTTTCATGTCTCCTGCCTCAAATTGATTCACATCAGTGGGAGTCAATAGCATGCCCAAGCTGTCTATGATGAACAATATTTTGGGCGCAGATTCCTTGTTGTCTCCATGCTCTGTTTTGTATTCTTTCATGAACGTGGATATTGTCTTGGCCACATCATCGATCATGCTGAGATTTAATTTCAAAAGTTTTTTCTCATCGCAGTCAACGCCCAATGCTTCCAACCAATTTTGATCCAGTGCATTTTCTGTGTCTATCAACACCACAAAGATGCCTTGCTTCTGTGCGTGTCTCACCAGGTTGCCCGAAGCAATGTATGATTTGCCGGATCCTGATTCACCAGCAAACACTGTGACTTTGCCCAGTGGAATTCCTTTTTCAAAATCGCCTGACATCAGATAGTTCAGTGCGTAATTTCCTGAAGAGATCCAATCTGTGGGATCATTGAATCCCAGCCCCAACCCATCAATGGATTTGGTCAATGTTTTTCTAAATTTCGATATGTCAAAAGCCTTAGTAGCCATAAATTTTTCCTTCTATTGGTTCGCAGTGGAGAATATTCAAACTCTCCACTACAATATACCACTCTTTATTGTTTTTGTCTAGCTCTAATCATTGCCAAAATATCTTCAGCTCTGCTTTTGCTCTCCACTCTGGTAGCAGCGACAGATTGTGTTTTGACTTCAACTTTTGCTGTTGATACTTCTGTTGGCTTTGGAGTTTCAGCTCTAACGTTTGTGTTGACCACCGGGTCTCCAGTTTTGGATGACATGCCAGCTGGACGGAAGTATTGTCCAAATCTTTCCATGTCATATGCTTCTCCATCCACAGATGCTTCAAACATTTCTTTCATCACCTTCAACTCAACCTCAGTTGGTTTTTTAGGCAAGTAATCGATCATGTTGTACAAGCCATGTGTTTCCACTGCCTTGTTTTCATCTTCAGTCAATGGTCTGGTTTTTCTAGACCAAGCAGAAGTTGAATAGTCTGCGTATCCACCTTTGCTGGTCTTGATAATTTTAAAATCAACTCCGTTGATCTTGTCTGTAGGAAGATCTTCCATTTCAGGATCCATCAGGGCTCCTTTTATTATTTGGAATATTTGTGGTCCAATAATAAATCTTCTGATCGGACTTGCTGGTTTGGTTTCTTCATTCAGTGGATCTTCTTTGACAAAACCTTGGAAAATGTATGATCTTTTTTTCCAATATTTTCTTCCCATGTCTTCCAAGTTGGGATCTTTAAACCATCCTCTGACTTCAGATAGAATAGGACAAGAGTCCCCATACATTTCCATACATGGCACTTGTACCTGAACTGGTTTTGAATCAGTTTCTCCTTTGATGCCATTGAACGGAAGTTTGATCATCAAACGTTCTCTCCAAAAGAAAGTGTTGTTTGAGTCGCCATCTGGCAAGAAACGAACAGTTACTTGTTCACCTTCTTTTAGATTCCAGAATGGATAGATTGCGTTGTCGCCGCCGCTTGTCTTTGTGTTACCGCCTGATCGAACTTCCTGTTCTTTCAGTTTGTTGCGGATTTCTGCTAGTGTAGCCATTATAAGCCTCCTTTGTTGTTTGCCTGTTTGTGCCTCACTATAATATAGCACATATCTTACATACTATATTAATATGTGTATTTAGTCAAGTGCGCAGTTAATAGAATATTACTTTTTGGTGGAATAACCTGCCAGCTGTTTAATGCGTTCAATTTCTTTGTTCTGACCGTTCTGCAACGTTTTGATCATTTCGACCGCGGTTTTGGCAGCAGCATCTCCGTATTGTTTCTGAACTGCTGTTATCACTGCCGTTTCCCCTTTGGGAAATTTATTGGTGGTGTAGTCATAAAAACTCTTCACCAGTTCTTCTATTTTTGCGGAGTTTTTGTGCAAATCTTTATTCTTGTTTTCAAACTTGCTTCTCAATCTGTCCACTTCCAATTGAAAATCTTCTGATTTGGCAAATTCTTGCCAGTCTTTGTATTCGCTGTGAAGTTCAGGATTGTTGTCCCAAATTGTTTGGGCCAATTCTGCCATAGATCCTTCGTCAGGATGATAGGATTCTTTTCCAGATTGAACGGCTTTTTGTTTTTCTAATTCTGCTTTTCTTTTGATTAGTTCAGCTTTCAATGCAGGATCTTTGCTGGTGTTAGGATCCATTGCTATATCCTGTAATGCTTTTAATTTGGCTTGCAAGTCACTTTGTTTTTGATTTTGATTTTGTTTTGATTTAACCTCCACTGATTCTGTGTCTTCTTGCATTGTTTCTAATAATCCCAAATCACCCAATCTATCCATGATCCACTCATGAGGATCTCCATCCCTGGCCTTGACCACACCATATGGCATCTCGCCATTGCTCATGTAGTAGCTCAGTAGTTCACGGTATAGTCGGCCAAACGTTATCAGATCTTCTCCGGCCAATACTTTTTGCCATGATTCCGCATTCTGGTCCAATATCTTTTGCACTTCCTCTTTCTCTCCGCGTCCTATGCCCGCCATGGTCATGTCTGAGGTGTCCACCGCCGGCGCTTCCTGTAGCAGTCCCGCAATGTCCATGGCATCTTTCAGAGTGTATTCTTTGTCACCCACCCGGAATTTGTCTCCCGGTTTCATTCCTGCTGCTTTGGCTTTTCTTACTGCTAGAGCAAACTGATTGCCTTCAGCGGACATTTTCATGTCACCAGTGTTGATTCTTTTTGCCATGTCAGGTTTTTGGTTCTGTACGTATGCTATGATCAAAGGTCGGATACAAGCATCACTGTCTTTTTTGCCGATCTCTCTGATCTGATCATTTAAATTAGGATCATCTATGATGCCTTTCAAACTTTCCAATCCGTTCACTCCATTCACTCCGGCGGGAAAATGAGTCTTCATCAATAGATTTAATTTTTGCAATGCTTGTTTTTGCTCTTCAGAATCTGAAGAAAACAAAGCATTTTCCCCTTCGTCAATGATTGAATCTAAAATTTTCTCGAATTGTTCAATGGGATCTTGAATGGTTTCGATCATGTTGCCCAAAACTTTTTCAACACTTTGTGGAGCAGCGTTGGTGTAAATTATGATGCCTTGATAGTTGCCTTCGTCAGGGGTGACTTCTGATGCAATCCCATTCTTTTTCAATAGATCCTTTATGGCGAAAGCATCTTCGTCTGACACTGGTCTTTCTCTGTCATAATCACCAGACACATTGTATTTTAGATATCTTGCTTCAGTGCTGCCTTGATATCCAGTGGCTTCTGTGTCAATGTCTTCGGCAG